CGCCGCCGCCGTCCCGCGGTTCTTTCCGGTGGCGTTAAGTGGAAACCTATTAGCGCATCCGCTGCGGATATGGAATTAAACGAATCTCGAGAGTATGCGGTAGCAGAAATCGCGCGCATATTCCGTATTCCGGCGCATATGATCGGCGCTAAATCCGCTAGCCAGACGTACACAAATAACGAACAGGCCGGTCTAAACTTTCTTACGTTTACTTTGCTGCCGTGGTTACGTCGGATTGAAGCGGCGTTTTCTAACCTTATGCCTACAGGGCAGCGCGTCGAGTTTGATACGTCGGCGTTTCTTCGCGCCGATACGATTAACCGATACCGCGCGCATCAGCTCGGTATTACTTCCGGGTTCATTACGCCGAACGAAGCGCGCCACGTTGAAGGTATGGAACCTTACCCGAACGGCGACGCGTTTGTTATGGCGTTGCCGGGTGCGCCTATGGCCGGTCCCGGTGGAAATCCTGACCTACCGCCAGTCGGCGTAGACGCAGACCCGCCAGAATAATGGCAAGCGAACAGAACGAAAGAGCTTTTACCATGACCGAAGAAACCCGCAACGGTGAGGGTTTGTACCCGCTTACGCCGCGTCAGCAGAAACAGTACGAAGACTTAGAAGCGGTTACCGAATTGTTCGGACAGTTTAATACTGGCATCGGTGAGGCTGGCGCGCATTACGTGGACGCTGCCGCTAACCCGTTCGCTAGTGAAGGTTTGGTTTGTAGTAACTGCGCATTTTATGAGGGTCCGCGCGCGTGCGAAATTGTTGCCGGCGATATCGACCCTTCGGCTATTTGTAAGTTTTGGATTATCCCGGAAAGCTTAACGTCTGGCGTTATGCCGGTTGACGTGGAGACGATAGAAGATATGACCGAAGAACTAGTTACGGAACCGGTGCGCTACGCCGCCTACCCGGTAGAGGCACGTCGTATCGGCGGTCGAGACGTAGAGTTTCGTACCGTCGAGGTTGGGACGTTAGAAGCTGGCGACGAAGACGCCGAAGGTTTCGCGCGTTCGTTTACCGGTTACGCTGCGGTCTTCAATTCTCCTAGCGAACCGCTACCGTTTATCGAGACGATCGCACCGGGCGCGTTTAAACGTTCGCTTAATTCCGGCAAGGAAATTCGCGCATACGTAAACCATAATTCGGATATGCCACTAGCGACCACGAAAAATAATTCGCTACAGCTCTCAGAAGATGAGCGCGGGCTACGCGTTAATATGACGCTGCCCGACACTACCGCCGGGCGTGACCTTTCGGTACTTCTCCGCGAAGGCGTGGTTCACTCTATGAGTTTCGGTTTTGCAGTTCCGCGCGGCGGCGACGTGTGGAGCGACGACGGACAGAGCCGCGAACTACGGGAAGTTGTGCTTTATGAGATTTCCGTAGTAAGCGGTCAGCCGGCATACGCAGCGACGACCGGAGCAACCGTACGCACCGCCGACAATGCTACCGACATTCCCGAACCGGGACGGTCTGTAGATATCGCCCGACGGTATTTAGAACTAGCGCGAAAGCGTAAGTAACCAGCGACCCGAATAACGCGCCCGGACGCTATGCGCACCACCGCGATTTATTCACTTGCTACCCCTACAAAAATCCAACTAAGGAAAGGACTCGGCTATGTCTGAGTTTATTAAGAACCTTAGCGAACAGCGCGCCCGCGCATGGGAGCAGGCAAAGGGTCTACTTGACCACGCCGCTACCGAAGCCCGCGACCTGTCCGCTGAGGAATCAGAGCAGTTCGACCGCATTAACGCAGAGCTTGATAGCACTGATGCGCGTATTAAGTCAATCATTGACGCCGAACAGCGTAACCGCGATATTGAAGAAAGCCGCGCCCGTCTTGGCGTTCCGGCCGACCTCGGCGCAACCGCTACCGCAACCGTCGAGAACACCGACGACGATACCGTTCGTTCACTTCTGAACGGCGAGATTCGTAGCGCACGTTTTGAGAAGCGCGCTATTACGTCTTCGTCTTCGGGTGGTTCGGTTCCTACTTCGGTTTACGACCGCATCGTTGAACACCTCGTTCAAACGAACGTGGTTCGTAACGTCGCTACTGTCGTTACCACGAATTCAGGCGAGACGCTGAACGTTCCTACGTCTACCGCGTTTAGTACCGCGTCTATCGTTGGCGAAGCCGCGCAGGCTACCGCTTCCGATCCGACTCTTGCTACGCGTGCGCTCGGAGCTTACAAGTACACCGTACTCGTGCAGCTCTCGAATGAGCTCGCTTCAGATGGTGCCGTAGACGTTGCCGGCTTCCTCGCACGTCAGGCCGGTACTGCTATCGGTGTCGCTACTCGTGGACATATGACCACGGGCGCAACCGGTGGAACTAACCCGGTCGGTATTGTTACTAGCTCAACCGCTGGCAAGACTGGCTCGACTTCTGTCTCTGGTGCTTTCACCGGGGATAATCTAATCGACCTTCGTTATTCGGTTGGCTCGGCGTACACGTCGCAACCGGGCGTGGGCTGGATGATGAACAATACCGCTATGGCCGCAGCTCGTAAGCTTAAGGGATCGACGAACGATCATTACCTTTTTGCTCCGGGCATGAATGGCGACCCCGATAGTCTGCTTGGCTTCCCGGTGTATCTGAATGACTCAATGGCTAACCCGGCAGTTTCGGCTAAGTCAGTTTTGTTCGGTCACTTCCCGAGCTACTACATCCGCGAGGCTAACGGTCTCGACGTCGCAGTTTCAGACGATTTCGCGTTTGACTACTCCGTTCGTACGTTCCGTGTGCAGCTCCGTACCGATGGTCTACTTGTAGACCAGACCGGCGCGGTTAAGCATTTCGTCGGCGGCGCAAGCTAATTCAGCTTCGCCTTTTGGTTTGGTTTACGTCGGTCCGGTATCCCCTTCCCGGACCGACGTAAACCGCCACCACCTATAAAGGAAACTTTCTCTTATGCGTATTCGTATGCTCGCTGACATTTCGGGAACCATTGACGGCCAAGACTGGCCGGGCAAAGGAAACGAATTCGACGTACCCGAAAACGTCGCAGCTGATCTATTCGCAAACGGTTTTGCGGAACCAGTAACCCGCAAGACGGCAAAGGTCGAGACGACCACTATCGACCCGGTTACCGAAACCGCCGCCGAACCGAAGCCGCGCGCACGTCGCGCCGCTAAGGAATAAACGACGTGCCGTATCTCACTCCCGCGCAGGTTCGTTCACGTATCCCGGCGTTATCTAATCAGACGACGTACACGGATACGGAACTAACTAACCTAGTCGCAGAGTTTGAAGATATCGCAGAACGATATTTACAAACCGCTTTTCAGACGCGCACCGCGACCGCTGAACAAACGGTACGCCCTAACAAATGGGTTCAGCTTGCGAACCGTCCGGTAGTTAGCGTCTCAGCGTTCACGGTAGACAATGTAGCCGGAACACTAACGGACCTAACTACAGAGACCGCTACGGGCTTAATTTACGGTCCTGCGTGGTATGGGGCTGACGTACTGGCGGTGACCTACACTTACGGTATCGCTACACCGCCGGAACCGTTGCTACGTGCGTGCGCGGAATACTGTCGGTCCGTTGCTTTCGCTGACCGTTCGGGACAATCACGCGACGTAATCGCGCAGAGCTTCGACGGGTCTATGACCCGCTACTCTACGCCGGACTGGAATAGAGGCCGACCTACTGGTTATCTCGAGGTTGACCGACTGCTAAACAGTTTCCGCGAATACATAACACCCGGTTTAGCGTGACCGCTACTACGTCTATTCGATGGCTAGCCGCTGAACGCGTGGTATCGCTACTACGTTCTTCGCCGTTACTGACAAACGTTACGGTAGAACCGGGATGGCCGGGCGATCGTGTACCGCAAGCCGAACTTATTTGGCTAGACGAAATCGACGGCACGGTAAGTATTCCGGTAATGACCGGCGGCCGTAAACAACGCGACGACGTTTTTAACTTGCCGCTTCAAATTCGCGTTATCGGTTACGGAACACTCACCGAAACTATGCAACGGTTAACGACTATCGTCGCAACGATAGAAGACCTACTAGCCGACGATACTTCTCTAGCTAATCTTGAAGGTGTCCTGTCCGCAGAAGTAACCGAAGAACGCCAGACCTCGGCAATGTTTCCCGAAGGCCCTACCGGTTTCGCGGAAGTTGTCGTAACCGTCTCTACCCGTCTTCTCTAAAGGAACGTAAACAATGCAGGTAACGAACACTACCGGCGGCGACCTATATCTAGCCGCGTTGCAAATTGTCGTAGCGGATGGCGAAACCGTCACCGTCGACGAAACCTACGCCGAACTTTTGACGGCGCAAGGCTGGATAAACAAACCGTTAAAAACGTCGGCTAAAGCCGTAGACAAGACCGAACCGGTCGAGACGAAGGAAGTTAAATAATGAGCGGTACAGGTATGGACGCGCAAATCGGTTACGCATTGGAAAGCACCGTCGGTACACCGGTTACGGTTACCGCGTTTCTTCCGTTGGTTTCCGAGTCTCTTATGCAGGAACGCGCACGACTCGAGTCTGCGGGCATTATTGCCGGTCGTAGTGTTCTCGCTTCTCAGCAATGGAACGGCGGCGACATTACTGTTTCCGGTTCTATTCAGCACGAGCTTTATAATCGTGGTCTAGGGAAACTGTTTACCGCTATGTTCGGTTCGGTTGCTACTACCGGTGCGGGACCGTATACGCATACGTTCACACCGGGCGACCTGACCGGCGACGCGCTTACTATTCAGGTCGGACGACCCGCCACGAATGGCACCGTCTACCCGTTTACCTATGCGGGTATGAAAGTGCAGTCTTGGGAGATTGCTTGCTCTGCCGGTGAAATCGCTACCCTCGGTATGGATGTCGTCGGTACCCGCGAAATCGACTACCGCCTAGTTACCGATGGCGTCACTACTTCCGGCTCCTCTGCGATTACGTCCGCTAGTGCAGCGTTTAACGCTTCCGATATTGGTAACCCGATTTCCGGTACTGGTATCCCGGCCGGCGCAACTATCGCAGCGGTTACTTCCGCGACGGCCGCGACGCTTTCGGCAAACGCGAGCGCGTCCGGTACTGGCGTTTCGTTTACTCTCGGAATCGCTTTAGCTGCCGCCTCGTATCCGGCCGCTATTAAACCGCTTAAGTTTAATCACGCTGCCGTTTCTATTGGCGGTGTTGCGGTTAACGCTAAGAGTCTCACCATTTCCGGTAACAACGGACTAGACGACGCACGTCGTTTCCTCGGTAACCAGCGTATTGCGGAACCGTTGGAAGCTAACCTTCGGGAATACTCCGGTACGATCGAAGTAGAGTTTACCGACCTTACGCAGTACCGCCGTTTCGTTACCGGTTCGGAAGCTGCGCTATCCGCTTCGTTCACTTCCGGTACCGACTCGGTAACCATGACCGGAAATATTCGCGTAGACGGTTCTACACCGCAGGTAGCCGGCCGGGAAATCCTTGTTCAGTCGCTACCGTTTAAATGCGTCGCATCGTCTACCGACGCTTCCGCTCTCACTGTCGCGCTCGTTAATAGCGACGCTACGCCGTAACCGATGGCGTATAAGCCCGGCAAATCTTCCGGCGCGGCTCTCGCGTCAGAATTCGGCGGGCGTTACGCCGTTAACGTTATTGGTTTACGCGAGTTTCGTAGAGCGCTTAAAGCGGTCGGGCCGGAATGGCCGAAAGAGTTAAGTCGCGCTAATCGTGA